TATCCAAATAGTCTCTATTGGTATTGAATGTTTTGCCATTTGTTTAAAATGCATTGTCGCTAATGTATCTCTAATCATTTCATTAGCAGTTACTTCATCACATTTACTTAAATCAAGTGGTTCACCGAATGAAATGACTATTAAGTCTATTTATTCAGATATTGACCTTGACGCAAATGAAATCGAAACAGAATTTCAGGCTTCCTTTGAAAACCTTTTATGGTTTATTAATGCACACCTTAAGAATACTGGAAAGGGCAATTATGAAAATGAAGATGTAGAAATTGTATTCAATAGGGACATGCTTATCAACGAATCACAGATTATTGATGATGTAAACAAATCAAGTGGTCTTATTTCAAAGAAAACACTTCTTGCTCAGCACCCATATGTAACAGATGTTGAAGAAGAGATAAAACAGCTTGAAGAAGAAGAACAAAAGGTCCAGGAACAATATTTTGGTTCATTTAAAACACCTGATATGAAAGACGGTGATTTAGGTGGTAACGAAGAATGATTTGCTTAACATGGGGTTGAGTGAAAGCCAGATTAAAAGACTTATAAATAATCGCAACTATTGGAATGGTCGTTTTGAACAGCTGGAAGATGCGAGACATAATAAGTCAATAAGGCAGCTGCAGGATATAGAAAAGGCTTACAATAAAACACAAGCTGCAGTCGATAAGGAAATAAGGTCATGGTATAAACGTTTTGCAGATAATAACGAAATAAGCATGGCTGAGGCAAAACGCTTGTTGAATAGTAAGGAATTAGCAGAATTTCAATGGACCGTAGAAGACTATATTAAATACGGCGAAGAAAATGCTTTAAATCAGCAGTGGATGAAACAGCTTGAAAATGCATCTGCAAGAGTACATATCAGTAGGCTTGAAGCTTTAAAACTTCAAACCCAGCAACATGTGGAAGCCTTACTGGATAAAGTGGATAATGATGTTGATAAACTTATGAGAAATCTTTACGAATCTGGATATTATCACACGGCTTTTGAAGTTCAAAAAGGCTTTAAAGTTGGTTGGCAATTTGCTTCCATAAACAAGAACCAGGTTGATGCCGTGATAAAAAAACCATGGGCGGTTGACGGCTATAATTTCTCTGATAGAATTTGGGCCAATAAACAACAGCTGATTAATACGCTGCATAACTCATTAACCAAGATGTGTACATTGGGAAAGGCTCCTGATGAGGCAATATCAGAAGTTGCCAAGGCAATGAACGTGTCAAAGAATAAGGCTGGTAAATTGGTAATGACCGAAGCTGTATATTTTGGCAGCGAGGCACAACATAAAGCTTTTAATGAGTTAGATGTGGAAAAGTATGAAATTGTGGCCACACTGGACAGCTCCACATCTGATATTTGCAGAGAACTGGACGGTAAAGTATTCCCAATATCGGAGTATGCGATTGGTGTCACAGCTCCGCCATTTCATCCATGGTGCAGAACAGTAACGGCACCTGCCTTTGATGATTTTAATGAAGGCGGCGAACGTGCTGCAAGAGGCGAAGACGGAAAGACATATCATGTTTCGGCGGATATGACATATAAGGAATGGAAAAAAGAGTTTGTAAAAGAACAAGATGCGGCAATGATGGAAATGATTGAAAATGCAAAACCACTATTCAATGCAATGCAAGAAAGTGGACTTATGCGCATGCCATCTATTGACTCATTTGCTAAAATGCAATATAATAATACTCCTGCATATAAGAATATTGTTTTAAGATATGAAAATTTAACAGGAAAACGTCAGTGGAGTGCTGTTGAGTTTAATCCTGAAACAGTAACAGACCATTTCACAAGACATCGTTCATCTATTGGTGTTCAAACAAAAGAAGAATATGCTCGATTGGCACTTGAGTTTGTAAATAATAATATAGATAAAACGGTTTTGATTTGTGATGATGGTGTACGCAGAATGTATTCTGAAAATGATAATTTATTTGCATCTGTATATGCAGACGGAACAATTTCTACATTCTATAAACCAAAAACAGGTAAAAAATATTGGATGAGTCAGGTGAAGAAGTATGGAAAAGACAAATAAAAAATGTATGTGCTGTGGAAATAATACACTTACTCCAAATAGTGTGTATGAAATTTGTCCTATTTGTGGTTGGGAAGATGATGACATACAGAATGATGACCCTGATTTTGAGGGCGGAGCAAATGAAATGTCGTTAAATCAAGCAAAAATTGCATATAAAAATGGTAAACCTATTTATTGAAAAGCATTTTGACAATTTGTCAGAGTGCTTTTTTTATGCCCAAAAACAGAAGTGATATGTTATGAAGTGTAAATATCAAACAGTAAAACTAGAACGATATTCTTCAATAAGCTGTAGATTTATAGCTTATTGTGAATTACAACAACAGAAATGCACGAAGCTTTCTGGAAAAATTAAATGTAAATATGAGAAGCCATCGGAATAATTCCGGTGTTTTTTTTCGTGCTGATTATCACGGTAAACCAATCGAAAAACCTTTAAATTCGCGGACTGAACCGCGGTAAAAAATGTGTGAAAGGACGTAACGAAATGAAAAAAGAAGATTTTACAAAATTAGGTATTGCGGAAGATTTAGCTGAAAAGGCTGCACAGGCATTTGCAGAGTTTATAAAGGACTTTATTCCAAAGGCACGTTTTAATGAAGTTAATGAAGCCAAGAAAAAGGCTGAAGAAACTATCGCAGAACGTGACAAACAGCTTGAAGAACTTAGAAAGTCAGCTGGTGACAATGAAGACCTTAGAAAGCAAATTGAAACTCTTCAAAATGAAAATGCAACCACAAAGCAGAACCATGAGGCGGAAATCAAAAAAATGAAAATTGATAACGCTTTGGTTAATGCGATTAGAGAAGCTGGCGGTAAAAATCCAACAGCAATTTCAGCCTTAATTAAAGACCTTGATAAAGCGGAACTTCTTGAAGACGGAACCATTAAAGGTTTATCTGAACAACTTAAAACTCTCAAGGAAAAAGAAGCATACCTTTTTGAAGCCGAAGGCGGGAGCTTCAAAGGAATTAAGCCAGGCGAAGGCGGCAAGGGCGGTCAAGGCGGAATTACAAAAGAACAATTCAACAAAATGAGTTATAAAGCACGTGTTGAGCTTTACAATTCTGACCCTGATACATATAGAGCCCTTGCAAAATAATTGTTTTTTATTGAAAGGGGAAAATAAAATATGGCACAGACAAAATTAGAAAATCTTGTTAATCCTGAGGTTATGGCAGATATGATTTCTGCAGAACTTCCAGCTAGGATTAAATTTAGCAAAATCGCAAAAATTGACAAAACACTTGTAGATAAACCAGGCAATACAATTACAGTTCCAAAGTATGAATACATTGGTGATGCTGAAGATGTTGCAGAAGGTGTTGCAATGGGTACTACAGTTCTCACAGCTTCAACAACACAGGCAACTGTTAAGAAGGCTGGCAAAGCTGTGGAAATTACAGATGAATCTGCGGAATCAGCATATGGTAATCCGGTAGGTGAAGCAAAAACTCAGCTTGTTAAAGCAATCTCTGCCAAAGTAGATAATGACTGCTATGCAGCACTTATTACATCAAAATTAATTTATGATGGCTCAGCTGGTATTATTGATTATGCTGGTGTCACAAAAGCTGTTGGTATCTTAGAAGATGAAGAAGATAATACAGAAAAACTTCTTTTTATTCACCCATCACAAGAAACTCAGCTTAGACTTGACCCACTTTTCCAGGATAAGAATGTATATCCAATGGATGTTATTATGAATGGCACAATCGGTAAGATTGCTGGTTGCCAGGTTGTTCCGTCAAAGAAAATTAAAGATGTTGATGGTGTATATCTCAATGTTATTGTTGTGGTTGACGTTCATGACCCAAATGAAGACTCTGCGGCAGACGGTGAAGATGCGGCAGCAACAGCTCTTACAATTTATCTTAAGAAAGATGTTGAAGTCGAAGCTGACAGAGATATTCTTGCAAAAACAACTGTAATCTCAGCAGATGAACACTATACAGCAGTTCTTTCAAACGAATCAAAGGTTGTAGTAGCTAAATTCAAAAAGGAAGCGTGATTTAAATGTTATTAAGAAGACATCGTCAGGCTTCAGTTAAGGTTGAAGAACCGAAAAAGGCTGATAAAAAGCCTGAAAAGAAGGAAAAGAAAAAGGCTGATAAAAAGCCTGAAAAAACTGAAAACTAATGCTGGGGGTGACGTTGCATGACAGACGACCTTCAAAAAAAGATTGTAAGTGCAATTGAAGCCCAGTTGAACGAAAAGACAAGCCTTGACGAGGCCTTTTTTAATATGGTCCTGTTGAGGCTTGAATATTTCGGTTATACAGTCGTTGAATCTGATAGTTGGTTAATTGCATTTGTTATAGAAAAGTGTGAATGGCATCATAAGAATATATGTCATATCTCTGCAATTCCTGATGGATTAAAAAACAACTTATGTGATCTGGTATGTGGCGAATTTTTAAATCAGGTATGTTCCTCTACATACTTTAAGGAACGTTTTGATTTAGGAAGGGCAGTTCAGTCTGTGCAGGCGGGCGATACTACTGTGACATTTAAAGATGGTCTATCTGATGAAGATAAATTTGCAACATTAGTTAACTATCTTATTCATGGCAAAGAAGGTGAACTGGTATGTTATCGAAGACTGAAATGGTAAATATTCGCAAGGCAATTGAAATGATGTATCAAGATACATGTGATGTAGTTGTTTATGTTGAATGTGAAAAACCAAATGGTGCAACAGGATTTGTTGAAAATGTGGCTTATTCAGATGTGCCATGCAGAATATCTTTTGAGTCAAAAACACCTTCATCTGATACTGGGTCAGTTTCAATTGGGACACAACAAATCAGATTATTTATTGCTCCTGAGGTTGTAATTCCGGGCGGCAGCAAAATAATTGTTAGCCACTTAGGAGAAAAAGTGGAATATAAGAATTCTGGTGTTTCAGCCAAATATAATACTCATCAAGAGATTACTCTTGAATTATTTGATACATGGATGTGATTGTATGTCAGCAGATTTCAGAGAACTGGAAAAGTTGAGAGACAATTTTAATGCAATATCCCAAGCCGATATAGATGCTTTTTTTGAAGCATGTGCTAAAGAGTTGGCTGCCAGGTTGTTGGCCAAAGTAATAAAAAGAACTCCTGTTGGTACATATCCAAAAGAATCCGGCAAGAAAGGCGGTACACTTCGCAGAGGCTGGACGGGGCAGAAAAGAACAAACGCTGCAGCATATGCCAATTCGTTGAATATTAGGCATATAGGTAAGACCTATGAAATAGAGCTTATTAATCCGGTTGAATATGCCTCATATGTTGAATATGGCCATAGAACAGCAAATCACAAAGGTTGGGTAAAAGGTCAATTCATGATGACTATTTCGGAAAAGGAATTGAACGAAATTGCTCCGCAGATTCTTGAAAAAAGATTAAATACATTTTTAGCGGAGGTATTTAAAGTATGAGTATTACATTGAATAAAATAGTTGCGGGTGCAATTGCGGCTATAAAAGCTGAATTTGGCACTGGTTATAAGATATATAGTGAAGAGATAGAACAGGGTTTGAAAGAACCTTGTTTTTTTGTGCAGTTATTAAACCCTACAAACAAAAGATTTTTAGGGAACAGAAGATATTTGACAAACCTTGTTATGGTCCAGTATTTTCCAAAGTCAAAAATAGATAAGTATTCCGAAATAAACGATGTAATTGAAAGGTTGCAAAGCTGTTTGGAATACATTACATGTGGCGAGGATTTATGTGAAGGCAAAGATGCCTCTTCAGTCATAGATAATGGGATATTAAATTTCCAAATTTCCTACGATATGTTTGTACGGTTTAAGGACAGCAATAAAGAAGTTATGAAAGAAGTAACGCATTCACAAAAGGTGATGATGAATGAGTAAAGATAAACACGCAAAAGAAATACTTCTTCGTTCGAAGAGATTTGAACCATATTGTGATTTGTTAACGGCTATTTTGGAAGACGGGAAAAAATACACAATTAAAGAAGTTGAAAAAAAGATTGAAAGTTTTATGAAGGGTAAGGTGAAGAAATAATGGCACTCGGTGGCGGTACATTCACTGTACAGAACAAAGTTCTTCCTGGCTCATATATTAACTTCGTATCAACTGCAGCGTCAGCAGTTACATTGTCTGATAGAGGTATTGTTGCAATGCCGCTTGAATTTGACTGGTGTGTTGACGGTGAAATCTTCGAAGTTACACAGGAAGACTTCCTCAAACAGTCCCTTAGTATCTTTGGTTATGCATATGACCATGAAAAAATGAAAGGATTAAGAGACTTATTCCTTAATGCTCAAAAAGCATATTTTTATAAATTAAACTCAGAAGGTGCAAAAGCGACTTCTACATTTGGTACAGCTAAACATAGTGGAATCCGTGGCAATGATTTAAATGTTGTTGTCGAAAAAAATGTTGATGATGAAACACTTTTTGATGTTGAGGTATACCTTGGTACTTCACGTGTCGATAAACAGACTGTAGCTAAAGCTGCGGATCTTGTAGACAATGAATTTATTAAATGGGACACTGCAGCTGAACTTTATGCTACAGCTGGACTTGCTTTTGAAGGCGGTACAAACGGTACTGTTGACGGAGCAAAACACCAGGCATTCTTAGATGCAGCTGAAACATATGGTTTTAATACTTTAGGCCTTGTTTCTACTGATGAGACAATTCAGAAGTTGTATGCAGCATATGTTAAGCGTATGAGAGACTCCGTTGGTGTTAAGTTCCAGGTTGTAATGCATGATTATGCTGGCGACTATGAAGGTATTATCAATGTGAAAAACAAAGTTATCGGTGACGATAGCGCAAGTCTTGTTTATTGGGTAACTGGTGCTGAAGCAGGTTGTGCAGTAAATAAATCTATTACAAACAAAAAATACGATGGCGAATTTTCAGTGGAAGCAAATTATACACAGACACAGCTTGAAAAAGCAATTAAAGCTGGTGAATTTGTATTCCATAAGGTTGGCGATGATATTAACGTACTTACAGACATTAACTCATTGGTAACTGTTGTGGCTGAAAAGAATGAATTATTCCAGAGCAACCAGACTGTAAGAGTTATTGACCAGATTGGTAATGATATCGCAGTAATGTTTAATACAAAATATATCGGTAAGATTGCAAATGATGCTTCAGGTAGAATAAGCCTTTGGACTGACATTGTAAAATACATGAAAGAACTTCAGACTATCAGAGCAATTGAAGGTTTTGAAGATGATGATATCGAAGTATTGCCAGGTGCAACAAAAACAGCTGTTGTAGTAAATACAGAAATCTTCATTGTTAACGCAATGGAAAAACTTTATATGACAGTAAATATTGAGTAAGGGGTGGAGTAAATGTCAAATATCACAATGAAATCAAAAGATACAGTTGCAGCTTCACTCGCTGAATGTTTTGTTACTATCGATGGTAACAGATATAACTTCATGCAGATGATTAATTTTGAAGCTACATTCAAAAAGACAAAATCAAAAGTGCCTATTCTTGGTAAAACAGGTAAAGGCAATAAAACAACTGGCTGGGACGGTTCAGGCAAAGCTACTTTGCACTATAACCAGTCAGTATTAAGAGATATGCTTCTTCGTTATAAAAACACTGGCGAAGATTTATATTTCGATATTCAGGTTACTAACGAAGACCCTACAAGTGCTGTGGGCAGACAAACAATTGTATTTATCGACTGTAATATCGACGGTGGAATTCTTTCAAAGTTTGACGCGAACGGTGAATACCTTGATGAATCTGTAGACTTTACATTTGAAGACTTCGCAATGCCTGAAAAATTTAAATTACTTGAGGGAATGCTTTAATTTAAATAAATAGCTGGGGTTGATAGGGAGCTTCCTGAACGCGGTTTCCTCCGCCGCTTCAACCCTTTTTTGGAGGAAAATAGGAGGAAAAAGTAATGGGTGACTTAAGCTTATTTTTAAAATCAAATAAAAAAGAAAAAGGAACAATGACATTTGCGGCAACAAAAAGTTTATGTGACGCAGAGGGAGAACCTCTTCTTTGGACCATAAGAGCAGTTTCCACAACTGAAAACCAAAGAATTAAGGAATCATGTACATTTGAGGTTCCTGTGACTGGTAAACCTGGTTTATTCAGACCAAAAACTGATATCCAGGCATATCTTGTAAAATTAGCGTGTGCTGCAACTGTTGAACCAAACCTTTACGATAAATCACTTCAGGATAGTTACGGAGTAATGTTACCTGAAGAACTTATTAAAGAAATGATTGATAGTCCTGCGGAGTTTGACGATTATCTTATCGCAGTTCAAAAACATTGCGGATTTGATGTTTCTTTAGGTGACAAAGTTGAAACAGCAAAAAACTGATAAACGATGGTGATTATGAAGCAAAGTATGCATATTACTGTTTGCATAAGTTTCATATGTTGCCATCGATTTTTTGTCAATTAGAGGAAAATGAAAAAGCTTTTGTCATAGCAGCTATTGATTTAAAGATTGAAGATGAAAAGAAACGCGAAGAAGAGATAAATCGCAATATGCGAAAATAAAGAGGTGCGGATATGGGTTCAATACATACTTCCATTGCGGTTCAAGATAATGCGTCAATGGTTTTTTCACGTATTACAAGCTCAATAAATACAACCATATCAGGCTTTGAACAGCTTCATTCGATTAGTGAAACAACTCCAGATGTTTTTGATAATGTTGCTGATGGAATCAAAAGAAGTGAACGGGCACAGGAAGACTTGAATGAAGAGTTTCAAAAAGGTCAAGTGTTGTCGAACAACATGGTTGGTAGCATTTTAAGAATGGTTGGAGCTTACATTTCTTTAAATACAGTTGTTAATGAAGTAAGACAAGCAATTGAATATGCATCAGACTTGCAAGAAGTTCAAAACGTTGTTGATGTAGCATTCGGCAATTCTGCGGGAATTATAAATAGTTGGTCCAAAACAGCAATGAATGCATATGGCTTATCTGAATTGTCCGCAAAGAGATATGCTTCTACAATGGGGGCTATGCTTAAATCATCTGGCTTATTAGGTAATGCTGTAAATCAAATTTCCATGGATTTAACAGGCCTTGCTGGTGATATGGCATCGTTTTATAACTTAGATACAGACGAAGCCTTTAATAAGATTAGAAGCGGTATATCAGGCGAAACAGAGCCTTTAAAACAACTTGGTATAAACATGTCAGTTGCCAATCTAGAAGCGTATGCTATGGCTCAGGGTATTGAAAAATCATATTCTGCCATGAGTCAAGCTGAACAAGTTATGTTGCGATATAACTATTTAATGTCAGTTTCAAGCGATGCTCAAGGCGACTTCGCAAGAACATCGGATAGCTATGCAAACCAGGTAAGAATGCTTGAACAAAATTGGCAAGGATTTACCGGCACAATCGCTTCACAGGTTATTCCGGTTCTTGGTTCGGCAATAGGTCTGTTAAATAGCGGAGTAACTCTTTTGGCTGATAACTGGTCCTATATACAGCCGTTTGCAATAGGTATGATAGCATTAACTACTTTATATACTGGTTCACTGCTATTACAGCATGCGGCAACTATGAAAGCCTGGGTGGCACAAAACTTACTTAACACTGCGCTTTTAGCAAATCCATTAACATGGGTAGTCATAGCAATTGTGGCTGTTATTGCTGCATTATATTCTCTTGTGGCAGCATACAACAATGCTACCGGTTCAGCGGTTTCTGCTACTGGTATAATTGCAGGTGCATTTTCGGCCATGGGAGCGTTTATATATAATACTGTGTCATTCTTATTCCAAGGTTTTGCGGCATTTGCAAACTTCTTGAGCAATTTATTTACTGACCCAATAGCAGCTGTTAAGGTCCTTTTTTATGACCTTGCAATAACAGTTCTTGGATATTTCCAGACAATAGCAATGGGTTTGGAGACGTTGGTTAACAAAATCCCTGGCATTGAAGTTGATTTAACCAGTGCGATTACCAACGATTATAATAGATTAGTTGCTGGAAGACAGAGCGTAATTGACAACTCCAATTGGAAAGAAGTTGTTGGTAGTGATTTGGCATATAAGAATTTAGTGACTGCAGCTTCAAATGGTTATAATGCAGGCTCTAATTTTGCAAGTAGATTTGCCACTGAAAGCTATGGTTCAGGATACATTGAAGAAATGTTGGACGGTATTGATACTACGGCCGAAAACACAGCAAGAATGGCTGATGCAGTAGAAATATCAAATGAGAATTTAAAATATATGCGTGATATAGCCGAAAGAGATGCTATTAACAGATTTACAACAGCAGAAATTACAATTAACCAGAGTAATAATAATAATATTTCTTCTGAAATTGATGTGGATGGTTTTGTCACTCGCATAACAGAAAGTCTTGAAGAAGCTATTCAGACAACAACAGATGGGGTGGTGGTTTATTAATGCCATACAGCATATATCTTGGAAAAACATTATTGCCAGTTACTCCAGGCAAAATAAATATAAAAATTAATAATGCAAACAAAACATATACGTTAATGAATGAGGGCGAAATTAATGTTTTAAAGGACCCTAAATTGACAGATATTGAATTTGATTGCATGCTGCCAAATGTTAAATATCCATTTGCTACTTATAAGAATGGGTTTAAAAAGGCTTCTGAATTTCTTGAAGTTTTTGAAGACTTGAAAGTGAGTAAGAAAAGTTTTCAGTTCATTTATATAAGAACAATGCCAAACGGCAGTCTGATTGCTGAAAACAACATTACAGTCTCTATGGAAAGCTACACTATCAAAGAAGAAGAAAAAGAAGGCTTTGATATGATTGTATCAGTCAAATTAAAGCAATACAAAAATTATGAAACAAAAACAGCAGTAATTTCTTCGGATAATGAAACTGCAAAGATAGAAGAAAAGCGTGAAGCAACTATTACAATGACCAGCAAGGAACCATATATAGTTCAGAGCGGTGATAGTTTATGGAATATCGCAAAGAAAATATATGGTGACGGTTTAAAATATACGATGATATATGAAGCCAACAAATCTATTATTGGCGGAAACCCAAATTTAATTTATGCGGGTCAGGAGTTAACAATTCCAGCTATTTAACGAGGTGTTATAATGCAAGGCGAATTAATAATAGAAAATAACGGTGTGTTATATTATCCACTTGTAATAGATGGTGTTGAATGGTCCACAGAACGAAGTGGTTCGGCTGGCAAATTATTTTTTAAAGTTTTAAAGGACTCCAAAATCAATTTTCAAGAAGGCAATGCCGTAAGATTTAAATGGAACAATGAAAATATCTTTTACGGCTTTGTTTTCTCGAAGAAAAGAGATAAAGAAAATATAATATATGTTACAGCATATGACCAGCTTAGATACCTTAAAAATAAAGATACTTATGTTTTTGAAAACAAGACGGCCACAGAAATAATTAAAACCATATCAAATGACTTTAGTCTTCAGACTGACGTTATGGAAGATACAGCATATAAGTTTGAAACAAGAGTGGAAGACAATACCAGTCTGTTTGACATGATTACAAATGCTCTGAGCCTCACTACTCAGAACACTGGTAAAATGTATGTCCTATTTGATAACTTCGGTAAAATCGCTCTTAAATCGCTTGATAGCATGAAGACCGATGTGTTGATAGATAAAACAGTTGGCGAAAACCTTGACTATGTAACGTCAATAGATTCAGATACATATAACCAAATTAAGCTTGTTTATGATAACGAAGAAAGCGGAGAACGTGATGTTTATTTCGCAAAATCAGGTGACAATATAAATAAGTGGGGAGTGCTGCAGTATTATGATACTCTTCAAAAAGGTGAAAACGGCAAAGAAAAAGCCAATGAATTATTGAAGTTATATAATGCAAAAACACGTCAGCTGAAGTTTTCTAATTTGTTTGGTCGTACTTCGGTGCGTGCCGGTGCGCTTGTGACCGTAAGTATAAATTTGGGCGACATTATTCTATCCAATTATTTACTTGTTGAAAAATGCACACATTATTTTAACAACGATGAACATAGAATGGATTTAACTTTAAGGGGTGGTGAATTTGTCAGCTGATTATAATGCATTATTATCCGTAATAAAGCGTGCGGGTAAAAATGCAATGGAAAATGAAAAACCAGTTGATGTATGCTTTGGCAAAGTCTTAAGCACAGAGCCACTTCAAATAATGGTTGACCAAAAGCTTATGCTTGGAAAAGCGCAGCTCGTTTTAACTAAAAATGTGGTTGACCATGATGTTGATGTAACTGTAGCCTGGAGCTCTGATTCAGCAACCTGTGACGTATCACATTCGCATGGGATTACTGGAAGAAAAAAGCTTACAGTGCACAAAGGTTTAAAAGTTAATGAATTAGTGGTCCTTCTGAGAGCTCATGGGGGACAAAAATATATAATTCTTGACAGAGTGGGGTGAAATAAATGATACCCAGCGTAAATGTGGCTTTGACAAATGATATTAAATTTGTCGAATATGGCAACTCAACACATAAAATGTTTTTTGAAGAACAACGGGTTATTGGTATTACTGAGGACCCATTAGAAACACTTAAACAAGATGTTTTCAAGATTTTAAATACAGAAAGATATCAATATATCATTTATTCTTGGAATTACGGAATTGAATTAAAAGATTTGTTCGGTGAACCAATAGAATGGGTGAAAAGTGAATTAAAAAGAAGAATTACAGAGGCATTGTCAACTGATAACAGAATTGAGTCGGTTGACAATTTTTATTTTGAAATACCAACAAGAAATACTCTTCATTGCTCGTTTATTATTCATAGTATTTACGGCAACATTGAAGTTGAAAAGGTGGTGAATTATTAGTGTTTGAAAGCAAAACTTTTGAAGTAATCCTTGAAGATATTCTTAGTAGAATACCTGACAGTTTTGATAAACGCGAAGGCTCAATTATATATGATGCAGTTGCTCCTGCGGCAGTTGAAATTCAAAATCTTTATTTATCATTTGATTTAATGATGAATGAATGTTTTGGAGATACAGCTTCTAGGGAATATCTTGTCAGACATGCAAAACAAAGAGATATGATTCCATATCCGGCAACACATAGTGTTCTTCAGGCAGAATTCACACCGAATACATTAGAAATTCCTATTGGTTCTCGATTTAATTCACAGGTAAGTTCATATGTTGTCACAGAAAAAATATCTGACGGCATATATAAATTGAACTGTGAAGAGGCTGGAACTATTGGTAACCAATATGTTGGTAAGATTATTCCGGTTGAATTTATTATGGGATTACAGACTGCAACCATAACTAAAATCTTAATTTATGGTGAAAACGAAGAAGCAACCGAAGACTTAAGAACAAGGTTTATGGATAGCTTTAAAATGTTATCTTTTGGCGGCAACAGAGCTGAATACAAAGAAAAGGCATTGTCTATAGCTGGTGTGGGTGCTATGAAGGTTGAACCCGCGTGGAATGGCCCAGGAACGGTACGTGTTACAGTAATTGATTCAGAATTCGGCAAGGGAACCAGTGAACTTGTAACAAAGGTGCAAACGGAATTTGACCCAAATGCAGATGGACGAGGTGACGGCCTGGCACCGATAGGACATACAGTCACAGTAAGAACTGTTAATGATGTTGCTATCAATGTGTCAGCTACCATTACATACGATACAAATTATTCTTGGTCAACACACGGAACGCTTATCCAGAATGCCATTGAAGCATATTTGTTATCTTTAAGAAAACAGTGGGCCAATAATGATAATTTAATTGTGCGTATAGCGCAGATAGAAACAGCCATTATGAATGTAAATGGTATCGTAGATATCCAAAATACAAAGATAAATGGTTCTGCAAGCAATTTAACATTAGCGTTTGAACAAATTCCGGTGATGGGAAGTGTGACGGCATGATAAGAACAATTGATATTTCTAATTATGTGCCACCTTTTGTAGCTGAATATTCGGAAATGGAGCAGATCTATTCAGCTGAGAGTGAAGTTTTACAAAGCATAGAAAATGAGCATTGGAGAGCTGTAGACAATCGTTTTTTTGTAACGGCTGATGAAGAGGGGATTGCAAGGTTTGAAAAATTACTTGATGTTAATCCTCTCCAAAATGACACTTTAAAATCAAGAAGATTTAGAATTGCAGCTTTTTGGAATTCTAAGCTTCCATATAACTGGAAATTTTTAATCGACAAACTGGTAACGCTTTGCGGTGAAACAGGATATGAAATTGAGTATGCCAATTTTAAAATGAAAGTTACAGTTGAAATTGGTGTTAAAAACATGATAAACGATGTCAGAACAATGCTTGATAACGTTCTTCCTTGCAATATTGAATGGGAAGTTGTTCAAAAATATCGTACACATGAAGATATTGCAAATTTAGGTCTAACACATGGTGAATTGGCTGCATATACGCATCATGAATTACGAAACGAGGTGATTAATGTTGGCTGAGTATACAGAAAACTTAAATTTAGTGAAACCTGAAGCAACAGATTATTACAATGTCGAAGATGCAAATTCTAATATGGATATTATTGACGCTGAAATTCAGGCAATAAACGAAGATATTGAAAATGTTTCAGAAGCTATGAAGTCTATGGTTAATGATACTGAATTTGATAGTGGTATCAATGAAATAGTAGAAAACATAGATAATCTTGACGATGAACTTGGAAATACAAATGACAGTGGCGGAACTTCATCTGCCGGAACTGTTATGGCAAAACTTAATGCCATAATTACAGCTCTTAATACATTGAATAGTAATATTACATCAGTTAAGACTTTGATTGGGAATTTAGCTACATCAAGAAAATACAAAAAATATTCTGGAAGCAAAGCCTGTACAGCGAATACAACCATAACATTGTTTTCGTTAAACAAGCCTGGTAAATTACTTTCATTAAGACTGACTAATACTCTTGATTTTGTTAATGGCACGTGGAATTTAATTGCAGATGGTGTTGTAGTTTATTCAGGAACTAAGATTGCGCAAGGATATAACTGTGACTTATACAGAGGTCCTAAAAATAGTTATTCTTTAGGTTCATCAACATCACCCAATGCTGCAGTTAATTTAGATATTGAATATCACACATTATCACTTACTTTGAATCCAGGAAGTGTTTCATCTACTGTTGGTTACGCAATGGAAATCGCAGAAAATGTGTAATTCATTTTATGATTATAAATTGACAGTATGAAGGTGGTGAA